TTGGCAGCATCGCCATCTTTATACCAAGTTGTATCGTGTTCTAAAGAAACGTTATTATGTTTATAATATTCTTGTTCAATTTCATTTAAATCAAAGCCTTCATGATCTACATGGCATGTATAATTTAATAAAACATGTTGTGCAATATCATCAGGTAATGGTTTTGAAATTGTAATATCATGATAAATAGGTTTTGATACGTTATAACTTAACATTACATCATGTTTTTAATTATATTTGCAAAATTTGTTTTTGAATTATTAAAATCAGAATTAGAATCATCAAACAATGAAGTTTCATATGAGTTTTTTGATTTACGTATTAGACAAACCGTAGCATCGAATTGTTCTAATCCATTTAGTAAATAAACAATTCCAAAGTATGCATATGTGTCTGAAATTTTTGCTATGAATTCAGCTTTAGAAAATATCAATTTCAACGTACCTAAATCTTCTATAGGCGCACTGAATATATGTTCTTTATTTTTTAAACCCAAATATGAAAACTTAGGTGAAACTTTCATTTGTTTTGAAAATTCTTTGAAAAATGGCGTTGCCAATTGTTTTGGATCAACCACATCATTTTCGATCAATATGTTTTTTAATTTCATCATTTGGTTAAATCCTTATCATCTAATGATCCGCCTGTTACCCAAGCAGTACAACTTCTTGAACCTGCACATTTAAAATGAAGAAAATTGCAATATCCTAAATCTGCTTTTTGAATTGTAGCTAACGCATCAATATTTTTTTCATCGCCTTCTATGCCTTTAGACATACATTTCCACATTTTATCGGAAACGTCAAATGCAGCACAATTGGCACATTTCATTGTTTTAGCAGTAGCTTCATCTATCTTCCAACGCTTTGCAGCATCTTTCCAATAGCTGCCTGGTTTTTCTGGATTTGCTGGACCGTAATAATATTCATCGATTGCATGTTGTCGATTTTTCAAATTAACGTGAATATCTTGAGTTGCAATAGGGCAACCTGTTTTAGCTTCAATCAATAAATGTTTAAGTTTTTCCATTATTTACCACGTTTATGTTTTGAAATTTCAACAGCTGCTAATTGCGCCATTGCAGCTTTTTTAGATTTAGGCTTTTTAGATAATCTTCTACCTGTTTCAGTAGTAGCAAAATAGCCAGCTTCGGTTTTTTCAATACGCTCTGGCATCAATTGTTTTAAATGATTCTTAAATCCTGCAGGAACAAATTGAGGTTGTTGCATATTATATGAATCCATTTCGTCATCATGATGCATTTCATTCATTAAAAAATCCCCAACTTCTTGTACGTCATCTTTCGATGTTGCAATATGATCTGCAGCCCAATCATGACCGTTACTTAGTATTTCTTGAACTTGATCCGGATTCATTTGCAATATTGCATCTACATATTTTTTAATGATTTTCAAATTGCCAAAAAACATATAGTTTGATTGATCATTGCTGCAGTTTTCCGGATCATCACAGCCACATCCGCATTTATTTAAATGATTCATTTTGTATCCTTGTTTCTTTTCTTATAGATCGGCCAATTTTTTGTTTGTTCATTAAGCCATGTTTGTCTATCATCACAACCACAATCTTCATCTAACAACTGTGCTATTCTTTTTGCAAGTTGATCTAATCCAGTTGCCTTAGTTATTTTTTTAACATCATCGCCTAAACCTTTACTTTGCATATCGCGATCCATTTCTAATAGCATTCAATAATTGTAACACCCATGTATAATATTGCGGAGTAATTGGTATTTCAAAAACCTTTCCGCCAGGGTATTCATATTCTTGTTCAGGATGCATCAATTGCATATGTCCTGTATCATCAATACCTAAAACTTTATGTGGAACACCTCGCATTGTAATTCTATTGCTAGGAATCATTGTGCAACGTCCCGGGTGCTGCCACTGTCCATTTATATCTTCAACGCCGTTGGTTTGTTTCATAACTAATTCCCAGCCCGGGCCATCTAATATTTGTTTTTTAGTTACGTGGTTAATTAAGGGGCTTACAACTGATTCATTAATATCCAATTGACCTAATGTCGTCTGTTGCAACAATTCTTTTAAACGTGCTAAATGACCTGAATTACGCAAATGTTTATAAGCTAAATTTTCTAATGAATATTCACCAGTTGCTTCTAACCCAGAACGACGTAGATTTTGTAATCGTTTCAGTATATCTTTGATCTTTATTTCTAAATTATTATCATCTAGATTTAATTTATCAATTTCATATGCATATGGATCTGCTTTTTGTTTGATTAAATCATCATCAATTGTAACTAAATCAGCTGATGGCTTTCTTATCCATTCGCCGCGCATTACGGAATATATACCAACTGAAGAATGCAAGTCATCATTAGAATCTTGAGCATATAACTCAATGTTCATTCCTTGATACGTTAATGGATAATTAACATTCCATATGCTTTTTTTAGCTCGAAGATACTTGTCTACTAAATGAAGATTATCACCAACTTGTAAATAATTTATAATAACATGTAAATCAATATCACTATATTCTGTCCAATTGTAGTTAGCATTGCTTCCAATTAAAACAACATCATATACATCAGCATCCGTTTCTAATGTATCATAAAAATAATCTGCAATTTTCATGAACTTTTTACGTAGCCCAGGTTTTAGCTCATCAGCAACCCAAAGCTTTGGATTCAATGTATTCTGTGTTTGATATTCGTTAATCATTTTATTTATACGTTCCCGATGCTTTTGGTTTGAAAGGATCTTTTGATTTATCTTTCATTAATTCTGAAGCTCCTTGTAATCCTTTATCAGCTCCGATTGCAGTGATAAAATTCTTAATTGAATCTGATGTTTCAACCGTTGTTTCATAAACACCTGGGAAGAATTCAGATACAGCTTTTGCTAATGCTGGCCATACTACGCCATCTGCTGCATCTATCTTATTTTCTGTTGGCAAACTAGTGCCATCCCATTCCAAACCAGCCGATTCTAATACATCGTGTATTTCATTCCATATAATGTCTAGAGACTTTCTCGTAGATAAATTGATATCCGTAAATATAGTTTTACCTGCAGGAATCATATCTCTACTCAATACAGTCTTAAGATTATTCAAATCATTAGTTTTAAATGTATTGAATATAGGTGAATTGGTTTTAATTGATCGATTGATTACTGTAGTTGCTACTTTATTATATACATCTGTAGCCTCATTTTGTAAATAACGAAATAATATTTGTATGTCTGTAGCACTAGTTGGATTCAAACTTCGTACGTATGATAATTGTGACGGAGAAAGTTGTCGTTCTATTAGTTTTAAAATTGTTGAAAAATCTGTTGTAGGCAATGTTTTTGTTAACGCAGTCAATTTTAAAGGATCGCGCATTTCTCTTTTAAAACGACGTTCTAACCCTTTAGCAATTTGAGCAACTTTATTTTCAGGAAACCATTTCATACCACGAAGCTTAAGCATAATAGTGCTTGTAGTTTTATTGATTTTTTCAATTTGTTTTAATGTTTTAGCAGATGCCCCGGTTAAATCTGTTACAGACTTAAATGATGTTTTTCGTCCAACTTTTTTAGCATTAGCAAGTTCTTCAATTGATTTTCCATTAATACGAAGCCAATTTGCAAAATCATCTAATTGTTGTATGATATCATCTGCAGCTTTATTTGATATAGGTGCTTTTTTAATAGTACTATATGATGAACGTAAAACACTTTCTAATGATTCTAAACCATTTCCAATTTTTGCTAAATCTCTAGGTTTAATTACACCAGTTTCAACTAATTCATCCCACATTTTCATTTGTGCTGATATATCATCACTTCCTTTAAACGAAGCCCGGATCAGTTTTTCTAATTTTGCAAGACGAGCTCCTTTATATATTGATTTAGCTGTTACTTTTATTACAGAACCAATAATTGGAATAACTGCTATAACAGAAAAGAATGCATCAAAATATTTACCACGAGCAGCATATATTGATGCATTAATTATGTCAATTATATCTCCATAACCTGGAATGAATCCTAACCAATCCATTACGGTTTGCAAATAATCTATCCAAGTATTAGGTTGTTCCTTTTTTGCTTTTGGTTCTGCTTTTATAGCATTTTCTTTAGATAATGTTAAAACCGGTTTGCCTCCTTGCATTGAAATCTTGCCAACTTTCCATGCAGTTTTTTTGTGACGTTCTGGGTGCGGTTCATTCCACAATACGATAACGCCATTTTTAGTTTCATAACCTAATGTACGAATTTGTCCTGTACTATATACTGATCCATCTTCATAAAACCAAAAACGATCTTCTTTAGTATCTAGTTCATAACCATGCGGATTCAATCCTAAAGCAAATGGTTTTGCGCCCATTTGTTTTAATAAATCTTCTGAAGATTTTTTATCGTCTGGCCATGGTTCTCTGATTTTATATGTTGGATTGTATTTAGATTGTGTCACATATTCATGCAATTTTTTAATATTTTCCATCAAGATTTGTTTCTTAATAGAAAATACTTCTTCTACAACAATCTGTTTTAATATTTTATTTTTCATAATACAGTATATTCATTTTATATAAATATAATCATTTCCAAAAGAGCTGTACTAAAATAAGAGAGAATGCTAATGTTAAAGATATTGCTGTTTTCATATTAATACCTTCATCTTTAAAAATGTAAGTCATTAATGTAAATATCATTATTCCAGACACAAAAGAAAGAAACCTGCCTGGCCAAAAGGCACCGGCAAAGCCCGATACTGATAATCTAGTTGCTTCCATAAATGCCCATGTTATTGGAACTCCTAATAACATTAATGAGAATCTATATTCTTTTGCCCATGGCCAAATTAGTGGCCCGTTGGTTTGAACCCAAACAACAATTTGACCAAATAAAAATATTAAAAATGAATAGGCTAAATGTTTATAGTTCATAATAAATAATAAAGAATATTAGCATTTTTTAATGCACTAATTAATTGAAATATAATAAAAGGGACTAGAACGGTCTCACTTAACCAACTAGTCCCTTTAAATCCTTTTTCAACCATTAACAACACAGTAAGAAGAATAATCCATGTTACTAAAGTTTTTAAAACTTTTAGTGCCTTATAGGTTTGAAAACCTTCTCGTTTTACTCCAGCAATTACGCCAAAGAAGCCATCTGCCATTACTACTCCAACCAATGCCAAATATTGATCTGAATTTGCCATTGCTAAGTTGAAAAAATAAGTGCAGATAAATGCTGCAATTGTACTCAATGAATATATTCCTGTTGCTGTTAATGTGGTTGTTTTCATTGCGATATCTTATTTGTAAGGTACGTAAGAAGTTGTTCCGCCTTTTCTTACCGCACGAAGAATTTGTTTGCGCTGCTTACCAGTAGATTCATATGATACATGAACCCAATCCGGATTAGCATCTGTTCCAAATTCCCAAATCAATTGATCAAATTCTAAATTGTCTTTAATATAATCAAATACCATTTTATTAGTGACGCCGCCTGCATGACCATCCATATCAATATCAATAGCTTCACCCGAACAATGTTGAGAGCTTAATGCTCCTCCGATTGCTGTGTTTAAATCTTTACTGCGATATCCAGATGAAATATGAATTGGTTTACCAAAATGATTGCGAATTGGTTCAAAAACCTTTTCAGCTAATAATTTAAAGTTTGCAATATGTGCGTCTGTAGGCATATTGCTAATTCCGCGACGTTTTGCAGTTTCACTGCGTGTAACTTCTGCTAATGATAAGTGTTCACTTAATTGCATATTTTATTCCTTATTTTACGTATTCGTAATATTTTTTAGTTTTAGCATTTCTATCTTCTAAACCATGAGTTCCGCCGTTGATTCTTTTTGTCAATGCTAAGATAGCTGCATCGTTAACGCCTTGGTCACAATTGCTGATTCAAATGCATATGTTGTTGCAACTAGATCTGGGGTATCTAGTATTTCTGGTTTTTTAAGATATTCTGCAAATGCTTGATAATTCGCTTTTCCTGTGAGTTGTAGTGCACCTCGGCCCCGATACTTCCAACCATCCCCTGATGCTTCATCGCCATTCCCCATTCGGCTTGCATACACTCGGTTGGCAATCTTTTCTGGTTGCCGCGCATAAGACTCTTCTAATGTTCCAGGAAAGTATTTTCCAAAGATCCCTTGTAGACCCGATGCTGAATAATTTAAATTTTCTGAAAAGGCCTTAAAGCCGCCAGTTTCATGTGACGTTTGCGCAAAAAAGTGAGCTGCTCTAACCGGAGTTAATTTATAAAACTCCATTGCTTTTTTCATTGTGCCCGGGCCAAATGCTCCATCTGCCGTAACACCAATTTTTTCTTGTAAACTTTTTAAACTCATTATTCTTCCTCAGTAGTAGTATCTTTTCCTTTGCCTGCAAATTTTTCTAAACCTGCAATACCTAAGCTACCTAATGTTACAACAACAAATGAATTATAAATGTATTCATTTAATTTTAATTCGTTACCAAAATAACCAGTAACTAAATCAACAAACATTGCAATGGTCATTACTGCAAATGACATAAAACCAATAATAGTTTTTTCGTTAAAGTCATTTGAATTTTTAAAAATGTCCGTAAACTTTGCCATAAATTCTCTCCTTTTTTTATTTTTATATAAATATAGCAAAGGACATTGTTTATGTTATTTTTTTGTAGTTAGATTTATTAAATCGTCAAGATATGATTTTATAGTTACAATTGTAATTGTTAAATTGCCTAAATTAAATGTTCCTGGTTCTCCTGATTCAGTTATAATTTTTGGTAGCATTTGTAAATAACTTAAATCTTGTTGTGTAAAACGACTTCCATCAATTTCAACTATGATATCATCATAATCATAACGATCTGTATTAGTTAATAAGTGACATCGTTTTGTTAAATCATACATTGTATTTGGCTGTTCTAAAGTAATATACTTCATCCATTCAGCGTCAGAATATATTCTATCGCAAAATGGTTCTAACAACTTTAATAAATCATTGCTACAATTTTCTATTCGATATGCAATATTGTATTTGGGTGTAATGATTGGATATTGATATTCATTATTTTCAACCCACGTTCCCCATTTTCGTAAATAGTTACGTGCTGCTCTTTCGGATACTTTTTTAAAATAATCATCATCTTGTCCCACTTGTTCTGTCCATCGATGGCCCCTACAAGTTAAATGATATACAAATGCATCTCGGCTTTGAATTAATTCATATCCTGCTAATATCCATCGTTGAAAGATATCTGAATCTTCGTATGGGAACGGGGCAAATAGCGGATCGTGTCCTCCTATTGCTTGGAAATCTTTTTTGTAAAGAATCCATGGAGCAAACATTCCATATGTTACTTTGTCTAATTCTTCTTCTTGTTTATGCATAACAAATTCTTCAAATGCATCGATATCTAATGTATCAAAGTCTTGTCCGAAATCCATTATGATCTTTTCTTTACCTTCTGGGTGTAAAGGTGGCTCTATACGGGTTGCACAGACAACTTTCCCTGGTTGTAAGTGCTTTAACATATTTTCGATATACAAAGGACCAATAATCATATCAGCATGTAAGATACCCACTATATCATTTGTAGCAAGTTCAATGCCTTTGTCATATAGTATTGTGTGACCTACACGTTTTTCGCTTCTTATTATTCTGGTTTTATTATTTACTTCAGACTCTACTTGTTGCATCCACTCCCATGAACCATCTGTTGAACCATCATCTAATAAAATAACTTCTGCTTCTGGCGCATGTTTTTGAATACTTGCGTATACATTTTTTAAATGTCGCAAATTGTTGTAACTAGGTATAATTAGTGATATCATATTGTATAGTTTTCTCCGTATTGTCTCATAATAGAATATAATGAATTAAATTCAGAATTCAAAAAATATGAATTCATATTTGATTCTGCATTCCTACAAAATTCCGACACTCCAATGTTTATCTTGTTTTCTTTAAATGTTAATGAATTCATATGTGCAATAGTATTGTTGTCTGATACAATGGTTTTCAATCCGTATTGTTCAGCAACGCAACCTGCATAAAAATCTAGTCCCCATCCATATATTAATTCATTTGGAAACTGTTGTATTTTTTCTAAGATATCTCTCCGGAGCAATGGGGCTTGAAAATCAATCCAACGTGTTGTTCGTAATCCTTTACCCCAATTCCACATTTGTTTCCAATGACATTGATCTATAGATGCATTGATAACTGATGGCGAATAAACTGATGCGTCTGATTCTAAAGCTTCGCGCATCGATGTTGTTAAGAATGCTGGGCCGTGAAATACGAGATCATTATTTAAAAAATAAAGATATTCATGATCTGTTTGTAAAAAATAATCTAATACTACATTGAACCCGCCGCCAAAGAATATATTTTCATCTAACCGATGTGTAGTTGTTTGTGCTAACGGTTCTGTAGACCCATTATCTAGTACCATCAATTCACATTTTTCAAAGTATGAATCTCGTTTTAATTGATTTACTAAATTATCCGTCCATGTAGGTAGATTATGATTAAGTGTTGCTATTAACATGTTCTCCTAAATAAGTTGTTTTGTATTGTATATGTTCATTTAATGAATTCTGATGCAATGGCACTACGTAGCATTGTGCATATCTAGACATACAGTCTGTGCCATATCCTCCTTGAAATCCAATTATTGTCTTTGCTTTGCTTTTAACATAATTTTGTATGCGTAAAGTCATTTTGATATCTTTAACGTCTATAACATTACCAGATGTTTTATATCTAAATTTATCGCCTGCTGAAAAATATAACCATGTTAGATCGTGATTATTTATTTCTTCTTGAATTAAATTGCGGCGCCGTTGTATTTCTGATTCTTCTAGATGAATTGAATATAAGAATGTGTCATCTATATATAGAAATCCAAAATCTTCTTTGCCGAACAATGTTTTAATGATAGCATTACCTTGAGTTTGTTCATCATCTGACCAATATAATTCTGGTTCACAATCTTGCATTTCATGATCTGCAAATCTCCAAAATTTAAGCATCTGTTGAACTAATGCGGTATCTGGTTTATCCGTATCATAAATTCTAAAATGATCATGATATATAGGATATCCTGCAGGTATATCATCTATCATACCATCAACATATGGATTATTTGCAAATACTTCTATTACGTTGTTAAATGGATTTTCGTGTTTATTCATCCACGTACCTGGACTAAAAAATTTAGCAATACATTCAGGTGATGGTATAATTACTGTACAGTCTGGGTATTTTTGTTTGAGTAATCTAGGCATCGCTGACAATATAACCCAATCGCCATATGAATGGCAAGTCCTAAATATAATAAACGTACCTTCATTTAAATAATATTCAGGAATATATTGTGGACTAGTTGTCGAAAACCCAACCTGAGATACATCTGCTATGCCTTGTAAATATTCATTAAAAAATATCATAATTCTCCGAAAATTTTATTGTAATTTTCTACATAAAATTGTTCATATGGTTTTGGATTTTGATGATCTCCAGAATTAGATTGAAATATTTCAATATTGATCGATGTATATGATTTTTCTGATTGCATTGTTATGTTTTCATTTTTTGGAAAACTATTAAATGATTCTGGTTCTGATGCTAAATCAATAAATTTCTCCGTCATATGCCCCGGATAGTCACCGTGCCTGCCTACGAATTCAGCATCTTCAAAACCAATTCCAATGTATTTTTCATTAAAGAATGTTACAGATGTTAAATATTCTTTATTTACTATAAAACAAGCCCAACCATTATTTATTTTCAATATGCGTTTTGTTTCATTTGCATATAATTGTTCATATTGATTAGTAATCTCATCAAAGAATCCAGGTTGAATAGTTGAATCGTCATTCATGATAATTAGATTATCATAACATGCATTTACAACCATATCATTCCACGCTTTAGATAAACCTCGAAATTTTAAATAAAATAACGGATATACATTTTTATGTTTTAAACATAATTTTAATATGAAGTCTCGATATTTTGGATCAAATGGTTGATTGTAATCACAATTAACACATAAATATACTGGAATGTCTGAATCAAGTCGAATTTGATTTAGTAAATTTTCAATGTATTTTTTTCTTTTAGAGAATGTTAGTATTCCAACACAATAATTATCAACGATCATAATAATACTTTCTTAACTTGTTTAATTGATCATTAATATTATTAGTTTTAATATCTCCAACAAGACATTTGTCAATTAAATCAGTTTCTTTTTCTAATATAATGATTTCTTTTTCAAAAACCAATTTGAATTTATTTAATAATTCAAATTTTGAAACACATTCGCCTTGTAATATAGTTTCTATTTTATATGAATCCCATGAATTAATTAATGCATAACATTGTTCGGCCCATTCTAAAGTAGTATTACCATTCCACATTGCGTTAGTATAACCATATACTAAATCTGTTTGTGATAAGAACCATTCTAATAAGCTAGCGTTTGAATTTAATTCTGGGCCAATTATTGATGATTTTAATATTTTAGTTTGATTGCTATGTTCTACTATATAGTCTCTAGCTCTTTTTTTAGATATGCCATAATCATCTGAATCCATTTCGCAATCAGTGCCTGGATGTATTATTTTGCAATTAGCATTTGCATCCAACCAAATTGGTAATTCATAATTAATTGAAAAGTCTTTAGTTCGTTGCGGAATAGCACCGATACAATTAATTATAAAATCTCCATTAAATTGTTTAATAAATTCTTTGAATTGTGTACTGGGATATCTATACTCACACGTAACAATATCACAATTGTTATCGGATAAATACTTTGCAATCATATGGCCTAACATACCACTATGGCCCAATACTAATACTTTATTCATTAAATAACCTTAGTTGATTTTAAAAAATCATATACTTGTTCTCCAGGCATTACTGAATCATATGAATTATAAGAAACGCATTTATCATGTATGATATCATCACTAATCAAATAATGTTCGTGTTCTTCCGTACGCATCCATTCTTCTGCTGAAATCATTTCTTCATGCAGTTTTTCGCCTTTTCTAATTCCAACGGTTCGTAATTCAATACTATTCTCATCACCTGTATAATGTTTAATCAATGCTCGAGCGATATCTGTAATTTTAAATGATTGAACTTTTGGAATTGCAATCTTTCCATGTGAATGCGGACTATTATATGACCACTCGATTAATTTAGCTGCTGATTCCAATGTTAATAAGAATCGAGTCATTCGTTGATCAGTGATTGGTAAGAATTCTGAATTTGATTGAATCAATTGTTTGAAGTATGGAATAACAGATCCCGTTGATTCTAATACATTTCCGTAACGAACTAAACAAACTTTGATATCATTTTGTTTCTTCGCAAATTCAATATACATACGTTCTGAAATTGCTTTTGACATTCCATATACATTTACTGGTTTACATGCTTTATCAGATGAAATATAGATTAATGTTTCAATTTTATGAATACTTCGTCTAACCGCTTCTAATAAATTTTGATGTCCGATAATATTAACATTTACTGATTCATATGGATTAAATTCACAAATCGGAACATGTTTCAATGCAGCTGTGTTGATAATAATATGTGGTTTAAAATCTTCAATTGCATTTAGAATTGAATTCTTATCTTTAACATCTCCAATCATATATGAAACATTGTTTGTATATATTGGGTTTGCTTCCATTGCAACTTGTTTGTGTTCGTCGCGACTTAAAACTTTGATAATATTATTATTTTGATATAAACTAATCAATGTTTTACCTAAAGCACCCGTACCGCCTATTAAAAGAATTTTTTTATTGTTCATCGTTCACCTTTTTTGATTGAATCATTTGTTTAACTTTTGGAGAATATGATGGACCTCTTCCATCATGTAAATTTTCTAAATAATATGTCTCATCTGCTGGCATATTTTTAATGTCATAATACCATGGCATATGTTTTGCCATAAAATTTCCAGCCATTCGAATAACTTCACAATCTAATAATGGTTTAGTATTTGGCGCATATACAGCAAATGTCGTATCTACTGCCGCATGATATAATTCATATGTTGGATGCGAAATTTTATTTTGCCAAAATGAAGATTCTAATGAAATAATATGTTTACTAAATTCAGTATCAGGTAAATCATCAATCTTTAAACCTAATCCAACTTTTGCAACATTAAAATTCTTACAAACTTCAATCATACTATCAATAAAATCATCTGGCGCGGCATCGATCGGTACTACATCTGAATCAGTAAATACATAAAAATCTTTGACTATTTCAGAAAATATTGGATGATTTATTTCATATGCTAATCTATAAAACGTACCAGTATCATACAAAGTTTGATCTATTGTATTTTTAAAAACAGTTACTCCACATTGTTCATACCAATCTAATGTTGGCTGATATGTTGTTTGATTATCAATAATAATGATGTTGTTATAACCTCGCTGTGTTAGTGAGTTAACTAACATTTTAAGTGGATCTAATCTATCTTTATTTAAAATTACTATAGGTATGTTTTTCATATGTTATTATATAATAATGATTTTTATTTAATTTTCCAAGACATTTTACATCCACGGTAAATCTTTGCTAGCAACTTTTTTACATATGGTAACACCAGGATTAAATGGTAATGTAACAATTTCAAATTGTTTAGTAAATTGTTTTTTGATTTGCAATGGTGTTTTATAACAATCGTGAGACATTGTAGCATCTAACATATATTCTGCATATGGATATGTGTCGTGAAAGAATATGAATCCATCTTCAATTACTAAATCTTTAACATTGATAAAATCTTGATATGATTGTTCGTAGCTATGATCTGCATCAATAAATACCATATCAAATTGTAAATTTTCATTACGTGCATACTCCAAGTATGCGTCAGTTGTCATCTGATGTATTTCTATATTAGGAGCTGGTGATAATGGCACTGGTGCCATATCTACTGAAATAGCTAATGAACAATGTGGCTGTATTCTAGTAAAACACCGACCATCTCTCACACCTAATTCTAAATATCGTTCTGGTTTAATCCAACTTGCAAAAAATTCTAATAATGCAACATGGTCAAATGTTTCCAACGGCGGCGGAACATTTCTTAAAAAAATTGGGTTCATAGTTTCCTTTTTATTTTATATTATTTTTTATCCATTGGTCTACCGATATCGTTGGTTTCCAATTTAATTTACTACATGTTTCATTGTATGTTTGCGGATCACTTTCTGATCGATCACCTAACCTAGGTTTTATAAATACAATGTTATCTGAAAATAATTTTGCTATTTCTAATATAGAAAATGATATTGGATTAACTAAATCAAATTCATCGTTAGATTCATATTGCCATGCTTTAATCAAACCATCAACAATATCATCTACATATGTAAACATTCTTCGTTGTGCACCAGTGCCGACAATTGTTATTGGTTCATTATTTTTATATTGCGTTTCGAATACACTTATTACAGATTCATATCCCGGTACGGGTGAACTATCATGTCCGGGACCAAACACGTTATAAAAATAACAAATTGCATATTTAGATCCATACCATTTTGCAAATGATTTAACTAAATCAATACTCATTGATTTACTTAATGAATAAGGAGAATGATCAGTTCCTTCTGATGCGAATCTTGTACTAGAAGCTGCATAAATAATTTTTATATTTCGTTTCATACAAAAATTAACTACTTGAAATGTTCCAACTGTATTGTAATCCCATACGCGTTCATATTCCTCAAACGATGGGTGTATTCTAGAATATTCGCCTAAATGAAATACTACATTAGGATCAAATGGTAAATCAATATTATTGATATTTTTTGTATGATCTTTGATATATGTTACACCTTGTATTTCATTTTCATGTTTACCTGCACTATAGTTATCTATAACTACAATACGATGACCTTCAGATTTTAATCGTTTAACTAAATTGCTGCCGACAAAGCCAGCTCCTCCTGTTACTAATATATTCATATTTTTAATACCTTAATGGTGCATTCCAATTAGATTGCATTACAATACCCATATATTGCTCTGTAAAATCTAATTCCGAAAACCCTAATTGTTTATAATATTGATATAATTGTTCATAATGAAAGAATTTGAATATAGGTTCTATAGGCATTAAATCTATAACTTTATTTGTTAATAACCATTCGCCATACCAAGAAAATTCTGATGGACAAAATTCAATCAATGTTTCAAATTGTAAGTTGTTTGGTTGCAAATATTCTGTTTCTAAACTTTCCCATACTTTGCTACTCCAAATAATCGGGCCCGGGCCGAAATCATAAATCCTTCCAGATCTTCCAAATATTTCCATGATTCGCATTCTATCTTGTTTGAAACTTTGATATGGGTTGAACCCTAACATGGATTGTCCAAATTTAGATGTCCAAGCAAAAAGATCTTTTTGTTCATGCATTACAGTATATGGCGTTTCATCATTATACATAAAATCCGATTGTTTAAAATCTCGAATAAAATATGAATCAGAATCAAGCATTACGTAATTTTTACATACACCTAATTTCCAAAAACTACTTTTTATAATTTGTTGTGTATGCCAGCTTTGATCAATGTTTTTTGATAAAATATCTTCATCAGCTATTAAATTTACATATGTAGTATCAATATTTTGTTTAAATAATTCCAATTCTGATTTAGGAACGGATACATAATATGGTATATTATCTACATTATGTTTTTTAATTGATTCAATTGATACTAACAATCTTTTTAAATCACCTGAATAAGATTTTGTATAGAGTACTATCGTTTCCATATTATAATCCTACTGTTTGTTTATATGTTTCCAAATATGTTAATTGATTTTTTGAAATCCATTCATCTATCATAGGTTGCATGCTAGCACCGGTGGCCCAATTGCCTTTGACTAAACCTTGATAATATCCAGATCTTGTTGATAAAAAATTTGAAATTTCACATTCAAAGAAGTAGCGTCGAAGTTTCGTATCAAAGAAATTTGAATATCTATCTAAGAACTTATACATTAATTTTGCATTTAGTGCAAACATTGTTTCTACAATAATAACATGACAAAATTCGCATGTAAAATCATCTATAACTGGCTCAGTTGACCATAGTGCGTGCATAAATGAATTTGTTATATGAGGTTCAACTGGGTTGGAATGATCAATCCAATATTCGCCAGCTCGATAACCATATACGCCTAAATATTCATGATTTTGAAATTTTGATTCAATTTGATTTCTTCGACCGAAAAAATCATGAATGTATGTGTGTCGTTCAACATCTCTACTATTAAATCCGCCTTTAGTATGTACAAACCAACATACATCATATCGAGTCGGATCAGCATAAAATAGTTTTAATGCTAGTTGATATGCTGAATCATCACTTGCTGTATGCAATGATTGATCTAATAATCGTTCATATGTCGAATTCAATTCGTATGAATCAATAATTGCTTCTACTAAGTGATTACAGCCATAATTAATTCCTATGAAAACTTTGCAATCTGAATATTGCATTTTAATCATAGTTAGTATTTCATGTAATACGTATAATTTAGTGTCCGCTTCAATTGAAACACCTAATATTATACAAGATTTAAATGTTTCCATAAATTAATTTCTTTGCTGTATATTCAGTTGTTAAATAGTTTCTCGTATGTTCTAATATAGAATTAACTTCATTGTCATATGATGAAGATAATCCATTATTAATTAAATTGCTATTATTTTCCATAATTAATGTTTTTGGAAATAATGTCATTGTATTTGCTGGACATTCATTTAAACCTGGAAAAAATGGTATACATCCATTCATTAAAATTTCATAATGTCTCAGACAATCCCAACCGCCTTTTTTAAAAGTAACACCATAATATGATTGTTGATAATCTTCGTAGTATGATTGTTGATTATCATATATGTACGTAGAAAGATCACCTGGAATAATATGTGCATAATCTTTAACTTTGTTTGGCATTTTATCTACAATTAATTCTTTAGGTATACAAAAATTAATTGGCTGTAAAATTTCTGATATTTCGTAAATTAATTCTCGTTTATAATATATTCCTTTATCATAATAACGAGAATCGATTATAGTATTATCTTCGCCATCTATTATTATAATATCAGATTTTTCATAATTTTCCAAGACAATATTAAAATAATGATCGCACCTGGTAATAGAACCATATACTATTTTATCATAATATTTATTTTTAATTTTTTCTGCAATATTACTTCTATCGATATCAATATTTTCAAGTAATCCATATAATGTAAAACCGTTGCCATAACTCTTTCCATTATTGGGTACACGTATATTCCAATATGATTTCATCATATCCGAATACATATACCACATCGGATTTGAATCAACGCAATCGGCTCCTAGCAGTGAACGTAGTCCGTGAAATACCATATCACATTGAAAATCTGGTAATTCTGCTCTTGATATAAATAATACTTTCATTACTATAAAAATACTTTATTAAATTGTTCCATAACCTTTTTCGGCGTAAACTCTGTATAACGATTCCAATTTTTATCTTTGATATCTGCTGTAGAAATATTCATTAGTATGTTAACTAAACTATTATAATCTGAATAATATATTCCAGCATCTCCTAAAATATCAATATGATTTCTTTCTGCAGAACCATTAAATGTTATAACAGGTTTATTTAGTGTAGATGATTCTGCAACTGTTAAGCCGAATGTTTCTCCTCTAAATCTTCCATGAATCATTACATCGCACGTATTAATAAATGCAACTTTTTCATCCATGTTATGAGTTCCTTGTATGAATTTTACATTTTCTAGATCCGTAAATGGATCATGATTCATAAATAAAAATTCAATGTCTTTACGTGCCTGTGCAACATTGATCACTGCTTGTTGTGCAAAAGGAATATCAAAATTATTTCCGCCATACCAACCAACTACAAATTTATTATTTAAATTGAAATGTGTCTTATAATTTAAATCATGAGTTGGTAAATCTATCATATATGGTACATATGGTATAATTCCATTTGACATTTTATCAGATAACCATTTTGATATGTATGCATACACATCTCCATGTACTTCTTTTTCCATGAACACTGCGTGAACCAAATTACGAGCATTTGATACTATTCTAGAATCAAAATCACCAGCTTTTTGTAAGTATAAACAATCAACTGAATTGACATCAATTATTGATTCTACTTCTGAAAAATTGTTATAAAGAAATACAGGAAAACGAGCATTGAATTTATCATATGAATCCATCGTTGCATTTTTATCTGATATAATAATAGATGTATTACCTAAAATTTCTTCATTATATCTTGCATAGTCATATAATGATACTTCAGTACCTCGTAATCCTAATTGGTTGCTATGAAATGCTATTTTCATTGTTATTTTTTAATTAAGAAACAAATTTCAGATTCATTACCTTTATGCATGTTACATGATGCAATATTATCTTCTAAATATTTACATTCTTCTGGTGTCATGAACATACTTTCCATTTTACCGGTTTCAATAAATTCATATAACATATCCAATGTTCTGGTATCATTATCAGATAATCGAAATTCAGATGGTTGAAACGGATGTTTAGGATGTGATGTATGCAAATCTTCAATAACGAATATTCCGCCTGATTTTAAATGTTTAAATAAACAGGCTAATGATATTTGTTGATGATGCATAAAATGACTGCCATCTTCAATAATAATATCAGCTAAACCTATTTTATTAAATACATTATCTAACTGTATACGCTCACCTTGATCAGCAATATGTATATTTAAACGTTCGTCTGCCATATGTGTATGATCAACAATATCAATTCCATGAATCTCCGAATTAATAAAATAATCTCTCCAAAGAAGTAATGATGCACCTTCATATGGTCGAGCTGGGTGTCTTAATATTCCGATTTCAGCAACAACTAATTTTTCATCTTTGATTTTATCAAAATATTGATGATAAAATTCAGTATAATTATGATCTGACTTTCTTTTGTCAGTTTCATAAAAATTTGCAATTTGTTCTAAATTTCTTTCCACTATTCTATTCCTTTAATTGTTCCGAATTCATCAAATACAGGCATCCCGCCCCATTTGTTATAGAATTTCGTTTGGTTTACTGTTTCTGCTGTTTTTTGTCGGATATCTGTTTGTCCATTATTTTCTTCTAAACGATGCGAACCTCTTGCTCCAAAATGCCATACTAATGATTTAGTTGTTAATACAAAATGATATCCTGCATTCCGCATTCGTAAAAATAAATCCATATCTTCCCAAGAAGCTGGTGCAAACTGAGGATCGTTGCCGCCGATATGATCCCAATCTTTCTTTTTAATTAATCCAGACACACCTTCGGTTTTTGGTATTTTAATATTATTAGTTTTAGTAAATTCTTTTGCCCATTCTTCAAATGCATTTGCGTCAAAATCATCATGATATGCACCAAATGCATCTTTCGGAACAATAATTGTTCCTGGACGAGATTGTCCATTACCAAACATATCTGGTTCCATTCTATAACTAAATACCCAAGTTGGAGCTTGATACTTTTCATGTTCTTGTAAACATTCAATATCCCAATTTTCAGATACATAAAAATCCGAATGAAGGAACATGATATATTCTGTTTCAACATGATCAGCACAAACATTCATTCCGCCGCCAATACCTCGAACTTCAATATTTTCAGGTTCAACAAGTAAAGTTAAATTATATTTATCTCGATTTTCAAATAACCATTCATTAGTTCCATCAGTACAATTTTCAGCGTGAATAATAAATGGGGCATCTTTAAAATAACTATTCTTTCTAACTGATCGAATTGCTAATTTAAGATATGGTAAATTGTTATATGTGGATATACAAAATGTTATCGGACTAGAGTGTATCATAATATGCGTTTTGTTTTTCCTGTCGGTCAATTGTTTTTGGATGATATAATGCCCATTCTTCCTCCATTGGCAAGTAAGCAAATTGTTTATGCCCTTCTAATCGTTCATGAACTTTATTTTTCCATTTTATTTCTGGAAGATTTTTATAGATTCTAGTTTGAAAATCAGGCCAATTAACCCATCCATTTTCATTCACATTCCATCTCCAGTTTTGAATATGTTTATCCGTTAAACCATCTACAGTATTAATTCTTGGAACAGCATATAATTCAACAGCTGAGTTATGTTCTAAGATTGTAGGAAGATTTTGAATTAAATATTCTGAAGGGATTTCATCTGCATCAATCTGGAAAATATATTCTCCTTTACATGATTGAGTTAACATATTTTTCCAATCAGAAAAATGTCCATTAAATAAATCTTCAACTAAAGTAATTTTGTTATTAGAACTTAATTTGTGTAAGTATCCTAATAATTCAGATGTTGGTTCATTTTTAGTCATATCGACTAAAACTACTATCTCATCTTGTGGTCTTTTATTCTTTAATAAGAATATAATGAGTCGTTGTATTTCAACAAATTCATTACAGACTGTTACAGCATAACTTATTTTCATGTTATACCTTTTGTAATTTAGGTAGTTCTACTTTTTTAAGTTGAGGTAATTTTAACTCAACTGGTCTTGGTAATTTATCTAATGCTAAATCTATATCAGTTAATACTGTTTTATATACTTCAGCAACAGCTGTTTCATTAAATGTTGTATTTACAAAATATCGTTGGCGTTTTGCTAATTCTTGCCATTTTTTATAATTTTTACGAACTTCTTTTAATAAATTAGATGCATAACCATAATCGGGTGTAAACCACTTTGCTCCGCCAATTAAAAATTCATTTTGTGCACTAGGATGAATTTCAGTTAATCCGCCTAATACTTCAGCAATAAAATCTTTTTTAAGAAAATCTGCTTGTCCGGAATAATGAGGAGCAATAATTGGTTTTGCTGTTGTTGAAAATTCTAATAGCGGACGACCAAAACCTTCTGCTTTAGTAAAAGATATCATTGCTTTTACTTTAGGATGATTATATAATAAATTCATTTCAGAATCTGTTAAATCTCCATGTACTAAATAGACATTTGGCAGTTTATCATTAGGAAACATATCACGGATACTAAGAATTTTATTTTCAATATCAATTCTATCCATAATTGAATATGTAGCGCCACTTGATTTTAAAATTAATGCTGGCTGATCTTTTTGATTTTTAAATGTATTAAAGAAACAATGAATTACTCCAGCAATATTTTTTCTATCTTCGCCTAGGCTACCTTGCAACCAATGCCCTACAGTTAAGAATGCAAATGTTTCTGAAATCTCATTTAAAATTTCTAATTCATTTTCACGCTTACCGTTATATATGTTACTATCATAATATTCTGGAATAACAAACATCTTTGTAGTTATTACTTTATTATGTTGTTTTGCTGTATTTTCGAATACTTCTTTAGTAAAGTTACTTGGAACAATTACAACTTGCATTGTGTTAAGTTTATCAATCCACTCTGGCGGACAAATATCTCCTTCAGTTCCTGCCGTTACACCGATATTGAATTTACCTATAGATTGAAATTCATTTGGCACTGTAACTTGAATCCAAATATCTGGTTGCGTTTGTAATGGTAATGGAATTACTCTTGTTATTAAATCTGCAGATAATGGATATGTAAATGGAGTATGCCCCCATGGTAATGAAACTAACTTGATGTCCCATTCTGACCCGCGTTGTTTAATTAAATTATTGATAATTTCTCGAGCGTGATGTCCATATCCGGATTGAGTTGCTACTGGTGATGCTATAACTACGTTTTTCATTATGCTACTATTCCTGTTTGTTTATATTTTTTTGGAGTTACTTTATTCAATGTATATGTTGGTCGTTTTTCTTTATTAACAGAAAATAAATAATCAATCATATGAATCATTTTATTACCCATTTGTCTAGCTGTTAATCCATTTTTCAAAGCCCATTCTCGTCCTTCTAAACCGCATGCAGCACGATTTTCTTCAGTCATATTATACCAATATGCAATTGCATCTGCTACATCTTCAAAACGAACTCTATCATCGAAAATATATGGTGTTTGTGGCGATCCTTGAAGCGATCTGTTACTCGGAAATACTGGTTTAACCCATGTTCCATGATTTTTGAATTTGCCATTATGATTAGTTGCAAATTCGCCATCGAAACAAATCCAATTGCCGTTTTCATCTGTAAACCCACATTGATCTTGTAATCCACCGGTTACGTTATTAATAATAGGAGTTCCTGATAAAATTGCTTCAGTTGAACTAAGTCCCCAACCTTCATTTGAGCCAATATTAATTACAACATCAGATACATTGTAAACTGCATTAAGTTCCTGCGCAGACAATTTTTGTTCAGAAAATAATACTTTATAATCAGGTGCTAATGCTTTCCAAACTGCACGTAAATCAGTTCCATTATCATCAACTGCTTGTGTATGCATTACTAATCCAATTCTTTGTCTTTGTTCTTCTGGTAACTGATCAACAAACGTTTTAAATGCTAAAATAACATCACCGGGTTGTTTTCTTCGGATATTTCTATTATTCCAAAATACCATGAAATCAATTCCATTATTAGTTTTAAATGCAGCATACATTTTTTTGTATGTTTCATCTTTTTCTGTTAATGGTTTGAAAATAGTATCATTTAAGCCATGTGGAACAAAACCTGTAATTACATCATTCCATTTTAGATCCAGCGGAGCCGAATCATGTTCGTCATAATCTACAACACCAAATCCGTTCTGTTTAAGCACTTCTCTGTGGATATTATCTGATTGCTTACTAATTCCCATGATCATATCACAACTACCGTAAAATGGTGCGTTCCACATAGGATATGGAAGATCATCCCAAATTGAATAATATACAATCGGAACATTAAATGTAGTTTTAATTTCATGTTCTAATTGATATAACCATGTCCAATATCTAGGATCAGTAAAATGGAAAATTGCATCCGGTTTTTCTTGATTTAAGATTGCAAACAAAATATTTCTATCTCCATAGCCAGACCACGGAATTAATTTCACATCTGCATCTTCGACGCCTGTTTCTTGCGCAACGTGTTGAGACATATCCATACCATTTCCGTGTTCCGGATGTTGTAGTGCTGCTCCTAGTTGTACCCAATCATAATGTTTTACAGTATTATAAATAATTTCTTTACTAACCGTACCGATTCCTGATGGCAAACGAAAATCATCTGCTAATAGCAAAATTTTCTTTTTCTTGGGTTTAGTTGGATCGATTTTTCGTAATTTTGGTAATTCCATTTGTAACTCTTTCTTTTATTATAACTTTATTATAAATATGTATTAACCTAATATAACCACCGGTTTTTTAAGTTTATTTACATTGTTGTATGCTGTTTTTAATACTGGGTCTAATGCGTCTTCATTAGTTAAAATCATCATATAATCACAACGTTCTGCAATCAATTTCATGCGGTGATGCAATTGCGAAAAATGATATGGTTTTCCATAATATGATTCTGGCATTGCTGAATATATGTTATATCCCGAAAATGATGGATTATATTCTTCATATCGCATACCCATTTCTAAGGCATACTTTTTAACCATGCTATTCGCGCCTTCATTGCCGCCGGCACCTACAACAATTAATTCATCGCCAAATTGTTTGTTTAAACGAAATAATGTATCTTGAACTTTCCGTTTATTTTGCCATCCAGTATTTCCAATGATTGCTACGCGCTTCATGATATCTTTTCATATAAAAATTTAACACCTTTAGGCATATGTCCATATACCGTACGTAGCATTTGTTCTAATAACAATCTATTTTGTTTATGATTTGGTCCATCAATATTAGTACATAATGAATATTCCATTTTGCATGTACTTGAGCCTGGATATGTAGAATGATTTTTCATCTCAAATTGATAAACATAAACATGTTCGTGTTTGTACATATTCTTATTATATAAAATTTTATTCGCGAATCCTATTTTCTTTAGGACAATTTACATAATCTGTTTTAAATGGGCAATACTTACAATTTTTATCACCCTTACCTGAAAATGCATGATATACTGCATCAGCTCGTTTATTACCTTCTGCATCAAAACAATTTTCAACAAATGCATCAATTTGACGTTGTACTTTCTTTTGTGTTACGGAGCCCGCAGATGGTCGATGATTTTGTATGCGCTTTTGTGGAAACATCGATTCTTCAATAAGTTTGCGTTTCACAATAAAGAATTCAACATCAATATTTTCTTGTGGTACTCCAAATTGTTTTGAAAAATAAGTTTTATATGCAACCAATTGGGCAGATTTCAATGAATCTGATTTTTGATATTTATTCCAACCTGAGCGTGATGTTTTGATGTCAAACAATACAATGCGATTAGTTGCTGGATGGCGCATTACAACATCGATGAAACCATACCAATAAACTGAAGGATTCTTTTCTGATGCTTGTACACATAAATCCAATTCGATGCCTACAAGCTCCCAACCCTTCGAAGAAAAGTATTGTGCCCGGCGTTTCTTAAACCATTCTAATATTGCAACGCCATCTTCTAGATATTCTGCTAATTGCAACGGATTAGAAAAATGTTCTCCACCCATTTCTGTTACGCACTTAACATATTCTTCACGAAGCTTGTTTTGCAATATGCTACGAAAATCTAAATTCTCTGCTTTCTTTACAGATTCATTATACATTACCGTAAGGAAGTATTGAAATGTCTCGTGGAAGGCAGTACCAAAAGTTGTGTCAATGGATGCTTGGAATGGAGCTAAGCCATCAATATAAGCAAGTTTCCAAGATAATGGACATCGTTCATACATTGACCATTGTGAGTAAGATATTCTTCTCGGTACCGTTTCTGGGTCTCGTAATGATAAACGGTAAATTGGTGCAATATATTGTCCTGCTTTCATACTATTAATATAAGAAAAATAATTCAAGAACACAAAAAAAGCTCGACATTTCTGCCGAGCTATATTCGTAACTTATTATTTATTCTGATAAATCTTGTTGAATGAATGATAAAACTTCATCGAGTACCATTTGCCTACGATCATCCATTTCTTCATAGAACTCTTCATCCCAACAATCATCATCATCTTTGTATTTATCTAACTCATCAAAATCTGGGTGATGATATTCAACATCTCGAAATTCTTGATTAGAAGCAGCGGCGCCGACAAAATTGTATCCTTCATCTTCGAATGTAACTTGCATTACAGCATTCGGATAATGTTCGCGAAGGAAATCGGATAATTTGAAGAATAATCCTTCTGGGAAGTCCCATGCAGACGTTGCGTTGATATAAATAGATGTATCATCTCCAAACGCAATGTCATCAAAATACATCCATTTAGCACCTACATTGGCGTTCCTCCATTGTCTTGTATCTTCTTGATCAGGATATAAATTATCCATCATGATGTTGCAACAAGCTTCAATTCGCTCACCCCATGTAATGTGTTCATTGTGTGGTAATAACCCAATCCATTCTGCAAAACGGGTACAATCAGCTTCTGATGCGAAGTTGATGTTGAAATAACTGCTAACGTGATTTGCCATAAACTTTTTTTTATATTATAAGTAATTATTTGTTAGAATCCAATTGTTCTTTCAAATAAATGTCAATAAGATCCTTTGTCTTGGTTAAATCTTGTTCAAAGGAACCTTTATGCCGGCATCTTACAATGCGTTTAATGATGTCGAACTCATAGGTATTCAAACCCCACTCTTCTGCAAATTTGTAAAGACTATCCTTGCCTTTGTAATGTGATTGCGTATTTACGCTCATTTGATTCCTTTCAACATTTTCTTTTTGTCGCCTTCGCTATATCCGTACATTGTTAAAATGCGTTCGCAACTTGTTTTATCCATTAATTCAACATAATCAGCAGCTTCGGATTTGCTTACTTGATAATGTTCAGCTATTTGAGCAACTAATTCTTTATCAAACTTATCTTCCGATTTGCCTTTTATGTATTTTGCAAATGCTTTGTTATTTGGCAGTAATTCATGATACAATTTGTATGTCTCTTGCGGACGAAGTAATCCAATTGTATATGTTTGGAATTCGTTGATTAATTCTGTTAATTCCATTCGCATTGATAAGAATCGATTCATCATGTAAGGGCTGAATGCTTTTTGATCTACATCAGACCATTTTGACCATTCTTTCTTTTTATGAGTTACCCCATCAATAAAATCAAACATTGTAGCTGCTTTACGTTTTTCTTCGGCCATTATAAATTATATTTTTTACGATATTGTTGTTCTAACTGTATACCCATTCCCATTTCTAATATCACTGCATTTTCTGGAATACCGATAATACGCTTTGCGTTCAGAATATCATCAATTGATTTATTGCGAAATGACTTTATTTTACATTTTGCATTGCTACGAGTTGATGTTTTAAACACAATTGTAACTAAATCTTTGTGATATGCTTCTGCCATTAGATTTCGCCTAACAAATTAACAAACATTGCCATGATATTGATTTCTTTATCAACCACACTAGCATCTTTAAATTGTGCTTCTGCTATAATCAAAATGCAGGGTGCAATATGTCCATGAGCAAAATCATCTAAGTTGTCATATAAAAATGTATATAATGGAGTAAAGTCTTTAACTTTGCTATCTGCGATACATTGTCGAATCTTAGTAAAAGTTGCTTTTTTATCTTTAGCATTTTTAAGCATTTCTAAAACTTCGGTCATGTAATTTGCTTGAATTGCACTTGCTTTATCCAATTGCAATACTCCATTTACTACTGATGCTTGAGCTGCATTAATTGCTCGGCGGACATCTGGATACGATGCATTGATAATTGCTGCAATATCTTTGATATCATATTGAACACCCTTTTCTTCTAATACAGTAACCAAACGCTTTGCTACATCTGTTTTATTTGGAGGTGTAATTGCAAATGTCTGACAACGTGATTGAATTGGGTCAATAATCTTTTCAACATAATTACATGTTAGAATGAATCGCGTTGTTTTGCTATAAGTCTCCATTAAGTTTCGAAGAGCAGCTTGTGCATTCGGCGTTAAATAATCTGCCTCATCTAGGATAATGATTTTCCAACGACGGAAACCTACTGTTGATGCATAACGCTTAATCTTATCACGAACTGCATCTACTGAGTTTTCATCTGATGCATTAATATACATCAAATCAGCATCAACACTATTTGCAATAATCTTTGCCAAGGTAGTCTTACCAGTTCCTGCGGATCCGTAAAACAATAAATGCGGTACATCGCCGTTTGCAATGAAAATTTTAACTTTTTCAATAATGTGTTCATTGCCAATGTATCCTTCTAATGTGTCTGGGCGAAATGATTCTACCCAAAGTGTATTTTCTACGTTTCCTATCATAATTTTATTTTTTAAATTCCAATACGATATTTTAAGTATAATGATAACCAACCACCGTTAACTTCTATATAATTGTATCGTATTTCATTGTGTATTATTTGTTGTGCTAAACGATGATTTCCATCAACAACGTAATTTTCATTGTTAATTCTTGCAATTATTGGTAATTTATTTTTAATATACCATTTTTCTCTAATCCAAGTTGAATCAATATTTTTCATGAAATAATTTTTATAAAAATCATTGCCGATAATTGTCTTTAAATTTAATAAATCAACTTTTGTTTTTATTTGTACTGATTTACCCATTAATGCTACTAATATGTATATAGGTAATGCACGATATAATAAGTATGAAACTAATTTTCGTGTTCGCCAATCTGTAACACTATCATCTTTATCTAAATCAAAATATAATTTAAATATTTCAGTTTGTGTAGGTGTTAATTGATCATCTGTTATTAAACTTGGAATAATAATATGTTTAATCATCCACCACTTAAGTTCAGCTTTAAATTTTTTCATTGTTATTTACCTGTTGATCCGAAACCTTTTTCTCCTCGTTTTGTACCAGAATCAAGACTGCCCAATGCGTGCCACTGTATATGCTCTACTTTTGACAATACCATTTGTGCAATTCGGTCTCCTACATTGATATCATAAGGTACTGTGCCATGATTAATTAAAATAACACCGATTTCGCCACGATAATCGGAATCAATTGTTCCCGGAGAATTTAATACAGTAATTCCATGTTTCAATGCCAATCCGCTGCGCGGACGAATTTGTATTTCATATCCATAAGGTATTTCTACAAATAAACCAGTTTTAATTAATTCAAAGCTTCCTGGTTGAATAGTGGTTCGCTGATTGCTTCTAATATCAGCGCCAGCACTTCCCCCGGTTTCAAATTGAGGAAGTGCGTTGCTTGATTTGTTTACTATCTTTACTATCATATTAATTCTGGAGCATCACCAACCAATAACTAGATTCAAAATCAGATCCAACAAAATCAATACGAGATAAGCCATCGGGCGATACATGTAATTGGCCTACATCTCCGCGATTTGCTACAAGTACTTCTTTTAATTTATCTGCAGAAAAACAAACTGGGTCCATATCTGCACCAGGCGTGCTGCCAACTTCAAATGTAATATTATCAGAATTAACTGTGGTATAGTTAATAATAAATTTAACAATTCCATTTTGAACTTGTACCGCAAAGTTTTTAGCATCTGGTAATGCATTTTTTGCTTTGATAAATTTGCTAATAAATTCTTCATTTACTGCAATCTGTACTTGATATTCAGGTTCTGCATTAATTGTTGGTACTGCCGGAATAACTGTCGTATCAGCTAACATAAAAGTTGCTTGAGTTGTTCCTTCTGAAATTTTCATTGCATAATTCTTACCAGCTGCTTCTTTAACATCAATATTGATATTTTCTCCAACAGCTCCTAACATTTTAATTAATGCACCGGTATGATTAATACCCAACATACCTTTCATAAAAGGTGTTGTATTCCATTTGATCTTACCAACTACGGTTTGATCCATATCAATCAACTCACAAGTAATTGATTGTTCTGCTTCTTTTAACGTAACCGCTTCGCAATTTCCTGCTAAATAATAACGATTGATAAATGATTGTAACTTGCTTTTTTCCATTGTTTTCCGATTTAAAATGTAAAGAATTTATTAAAGTTTTCTGCATCGGTAGTCGAAATACTACTTCCACCGAATTTTTTATATGTTTTAATGTATTTTTCATAAACTTGTGGTGCAGCTTCTGGATCTGCAAACATTTCGTGTAATGAAAGAATTACATCATATAAGTCTCTAGGTATCACTGTTTCTAACAATTCTACGTGACTGTCTACCATTTGATTGATTTCATTTGCAGCTTGAACATACAAATGTGTATTATGAACAACCATTCTAGGCATAGCTTCTTGTGAATAACGATCTAAGCCTGCATCAGTCTTACCACCTAATAATTCATAAGTGAAATCTGAACAAGCTGGACAACCCATTGCACAAGGTACATGTTGAGTTAAGTCAATTGCAACTTCTCCCGTTTTACCTTGACGAATATGTGCTTGTCTGCGATATTCAGCATTTTTAGGAAAATATAATTCTGAGAATGTTTGTGACTTGTAATTTGTTGAATGGAGATATGTTCCAAATACTGGATATTGTCCTGGTGAACTAGAATCCGTTGTTATATAGATTCTATTACCATAATGCTTATTCATTAATTTTTGCAATGTTGCTAAAATGAAAAAATCAGATATTTTACTAATTCCTAATAAGTGGACATATTCCAATCGTTGATTTTCAAATTCGCGTTCTTTAAGCATCAAAGATACCGCAAACATAAAGTCTACTAATTTTTGCGGGCCGCCGATGGCCCATCCTTGGAAATCAAAATGCTTAAATTTATGATACCACCATGTATACTCATCTGTGTTAGATCCCTGTAACATGTTAAGAAATTTTGTCTTACCACTTTGATGTTTTTCAAAATAAGCAAAGTTATCATAACTAATATCTGCACATTCTGCAAATTTATTTCGATACTTTGTCTTAGGTGGGATATCTAAGTTAGCAGCAACGTCTGAATTGGCTTCTAACCAATGAAAGATCTTTTCTCGTAATTCATTACTATATGGTAATGCACCGGTTGCAATCTGATAACCTCCAGAGTCACCAAATACTAGTACATCTTTTTCTAATCCTAATTGATCACGGAAATCCATTTTTTTGTAATGATGACCCGCAGTAATCAAGAAATATGGATGGCGCCATTTTTCTGGATAACGAGAATCAAAAAACTTTACTGGATCGCCATTGTCAAACTTCATATCTTTCTTAAATGCAGAAACCATAGATCCTGCAGATAAAGATGGAAAGTATATGAATCTTTTGTTATCGCTCATTGTATTCCTTTAAATTATTGATTAAGTGTGTTGCTGAAAAAAAGTTATTATGTAATTTTAATGCCATTTGTGCAATTGCTTCTGACATATCTCGTTGCTCATATTTCAATATTGCTGCAACTGCTTCGTCGATGCTGTCTGCTTGTTTAAACAGCGGATCATACATTTCTGTATATGATAAACGATTTGGAACAATTGGGCATGCACCGGCACAAGCCGATTCATACATAGAAATGCCTAATGTTTCTTGATCTGCAAATGAAACTGCAAATTTAGATCTTTGAAGCAAATCATGATATTCTGTTTTATTTAAATTCATTTCCATTGCTACGCAAAATTGATAATGTGACAATTCTGGTCTTGCTGCCAATTCTTGAAATAAATCTAAACGTTTCTCTGGTGCAATTCGATGTGGAAACACAATGATATTTTGTTTTTTATGCCATAGAGTTGGCGCAATCATGCTTCTTGTATATTCCATAGGCCAGCCCGTTTTATTAAATGTCGGGTTGAAAAAGATATCATATGTTTTATTAATTAAATCAAAATGTGCCTTAGTTGCAATCCAATTGTGATCAAATGCTGCAATCATTGCTTGCTCAGCGTGTCTAATCCATGGTTTATCTCCTACGAGACGACCTAAAAAATCATTTGGGTCATATGAACCCGCGTGCCAAAGTCCGTGCGTTACAACGGGAATATTTAGAAGCTCGCTCATATATTTTACATTAATAATACCTGGATGCCAAGCATCTGTAAAAATAATGTGATCTCCTGGCTTAATACATCCTTTAGTAAATATTTCTGCTAATTTATGTACCTGAGTTGCTTTATACATATTAGTGCCGCCGAAATTCAAAAAAGCACCTGGTGTTGTTGATTCTGGAATAAACTGATCTCCTTCTACAACATGAACATCGAATCCATTATCGCGTAATAGTTTTGGTACATGTGTCTTCCATTCACATGTATATCGTGTCGGTATTGATTCTAAATCTACTAAAAATACTGTCATAACTTATTATAATAAAATTCTATAACATATCCAAATAATATTGAATATGTTCTGGAATATAGATGATATTTTCGCGTTTCTTGGAATTTTCGATACCTGGAATTATTCTTAAATTTTTTATATCACCGATTAATTCTGCTGGTATTTTATTATCAAATCCTTTAGATTTAGGATAAATATGATCAATAGCATAGCCGCCTAATTCAATTCTTCCAATTTTATCAAAATTTTCTAGAGTATGTAATGGCTGTTTTTTTGTAACACGTAAGACTTCTAATATGTATAAATAACGTTCGTCTTTTGTTTCTGTCCAACGTTCTGCAGTCATTCCGAATTGAGCTAAAAAATATTTGTCTCGATAATGCTGGTTAAACATTGGATTATTTTCTTTTAGCCATTTGCTATGACTAGGTCGTTTTTTACCTTTGCTCCAACCTGGTTTGCCATACATTGGATTATTTTGTCCAGCTGAAGAACAACTTTTACATTTACGTTGTTTCCTTTCAGCTTCTCGCGATGTTTTTTTATGATTTTTTCCATCATATTTTAATTCACTAGAGCATAAAGGACAATTTCGTATGCTATATGTATCTAAATGTTTCATTTAATATAAATATAACTTACTTTTCAAAATCTTCCCTAATACTGCCTAATCTCGTTCTACAACACAACCATTTTCCCAATCTTCCCAAACTTCTACTTTATATAAACTTGGAAATGATTCCAATAACCATTCGCCAATTGCCTCACATGACATTGATCCAAATTCTAATACATTTGTCTCCGACCCGGTGAATCCAATACGCAATCCTTTTTGTATCTTGCGATTCAATAAAATGAATTCTTCATCGCGATCGGTATGCGTTACATGAGCATAACATCGAAACCCAAACATATGACGATGTCGGTCTGATAAGAATGCTACTTCTGGAAAGATGTCTTTTGCTGCAGGCCAATTATGAAATCCTTCAATATTAAATGTTACTACTACACTATATTTCATTGTTCAAATCTATCAAATTTATAATCATCTGGCAATACTTGTTGCATATTATGCACTGTCGTACAATACAATGAATAATCATTATAAACAACTTTAATGCTATCTGTTTTCTTTAACAATCCAGCATCCTTTTCATTAAGCATCAAAAGAATATGTGCTCTGATTCTAATCATTGGAGGAATCTTTTCTAACATACCCGGTTCTACTTCAATTGAAACAAATTGTTTGTCTGTCATCATATTGAATACATTATCCCAATTAAATCCTTTTAAATTGCCATCTACCAATTGACGAGTTGCTGGAGAACAAATATAAACATGAGATACAGGTTTCCAATGTTCTTTTCCTAATAACAATGTATTGAAATCGGAAACAAACATTGTTTCTATATCGGTAAATCGACCTTCGACTTCTTTACCGAACCATACGCTTTTATAACCAATCATACTATATTATAATGAATTTATTTTTATTTTCCAAAACTAATTTTATTTTTATAATATAGTTTCTTGTTTTCTTTTTGAATTATATCCCAATTAGGGTCTGGTGGGTTGTTAACTTCTTGAAAATTTAAACCAGATTTCATACTACGATCTACTTTCGTATTCCAATGAATTGAACTTGCAGGTATATTAAAAAATTGCGACAAACCATTGAGATAATCAACTTTTCCGGTAGTTAATTCAATATATTGTTTAGAATTAGGTTTCGGCCCTTTCATATTAGAACGATGGCATGATGACTTAGGTTTTCTCATTTTTTGTTTAGTTTGTTCAGAATGTGAAAGGTTTTCTTTAATTCGTTGGTATTGTCTAGATGTTGCCCTTCCCCAATTTGCTAACATGTTTGCGGCGCGCCATAATGATGGAGTGTTATATAATTCAGCTAATAATAAATGAATAATAAAATGTTCGCGAGCTGTTAAATCAATAAGATTATCTGCATCATCTGTTCCTCCCATACATCGTGGAATGATATGATGCCTTTCTTTGTAACCTTCTAATTGGCGATTCTTTGCTCTTTCAATAATATCATCGTGTATTTTTTGGTATTTCATATTAGTAAGAACCTTATGCTGTTCGAGGTGGAAGTTCTCTACTAAGCATAAGGCCTATTATTTAATGTTTTACATTGTAGCTTCCACTCTACATATATAAATATAACTAAAATGAAAAGAATTTGGCTACATTATTATTTTCAGGAAATGCTCCCCATCCCAATGCTGCATAAAAATCATCCAATTTATTTTTCAATTCTTTATCAAAGATTTTATTACGATCAATATATTGTGTAACGAAATCAACTGTAACTTGTGGATCTTGATAACCTCGAAGTGCCATTGTTTCAAATCCTAATGGATTATCTGATAAATACGCCCATTTAACTTTTTCGCCATCTTGAATAGGATCAATGTCTCGAATTCCATTCATATGCAATAAATCATTGTAATTGATTGCAGATTTAACATGTGCCGGTGTTCCTGACAAATATCCGCTAAATGGTTTACGCTTTTTAGTATATTTTGATATTTCCTTAACGCCAGAATTCTTCATTACATTTAATACCGGTGAATTTTTCAAACCAGATTTAAAATTATGGATCATATCACTCGTAGCTGTTTTATCTTTTTCTTTAAGAATATACCACAATGTTTCTTTCATGATTTTTTTGAAATCTTCTGGGAAACTTGATCTTACAACATCTAATCCTTTGATATCAATTTTATCCGTAGGTTTACCTTCTTTGAAGATAACCCATTGTGCATAGCGTTTCTTTGCAATCCATAAACCAGATTTTGCAACATATTCTTGTTTGATTTTGAATCTATGAGTATCTGTATTATGAAATACTTTTGCATATTGATCATACATCTTATTTACCAAGCCTTGTACTTCTGATGCAATAGCATTAGTTTGATCAATCATGAATTGCTCATCAGTTTCGTCGTAATTTGGATAACGTTTTTCAATCAACGGCAAACTAGATACAAAGGTTGAATCTGTGTCTGTATAAAATGCAAATTCTGCTTTGCCTTTAGTTGCATTGATAAAATGATCTTGGCCAATTTCTTTAGCATAATGATTATTGATAACCTTTGCAGAAAATTTAATTACTGCTTGACCAACTGATGTAATTGCACCCGCATTATCCAAATCATGGAATCGAAATGTTTTAAGTCCTAATACTCCATAAAATGAATTAAGCAATACTTTTTGTGTTAACTGCAATGCATCATAGAATTTATAATCTTCAGATCCTACTTCATATTCATCACGTTTGTCTTTATATTCAACACGTTCATCAAACCATTTTTCTAGAATGGTAGGTAAGAATCCTCTGATGTCAGTTCGATAAACAGTTCCATTACTTGCTACAGTATATGCATTATCATTGAGCCATTGTTTAACATCTTGCACAACGGTACCATTAGTTAATGATACTTGAGTTGAATCAGATTTTAATAAACATTCTTGATTCCAATTTTTAATAACACCTACTTTAGTTTCTGGTGAAATATTCAATGTCATGATGATACTTGGATAAAGTGAAGTTAAGTCCAAGTCATATATCCATTTGTATAATCCAGGTACTGGGGGCATTACATATGCTCCTGCTAATGCATCTGCTTCTGTTTCTTCTTCAACAAATCGAAATCTTTTATTCGGGGCAACTAATCCATTGCGTTTCAAATCTACAATTGCTGCACCATCCAAATATTTAGATGCATAATAAACATCTTCATATGGGACATGGCCTTTGTGACAAATTGTACGTGCTAATGGAATCAATTGAAGTTTGTCATCTAAGTCATAAACCAAGTTAACATCGACCATGTTATATTCAACAAACTTTTCAATGTCTGTAGCAAATAATTGATTTAAGTCACCTTCGTATTCAACTTTACCTCTACCTAACTCAAACTTAGCAACTGTGTCTAATCGATAATTAGGAAGTTCTGTATATGTAAACTTTTTATAAAGTGTCAAATAATCTAAACTAGATACACCAAAAATTTTATATCGTTCTCTGTTTTTATTCCACTCAACAATACCCGCAGGTGATAATTTTTTAACAGCGCCGGCACCTAGCAATTTTTTGATTCTATTAACAAGATATGGAATATCATAATTATCTGTATTCCAACCTGAGATAACTGTAGGTTGTATCTCTGCAAATGCATTGATAAAACGAGTTAACATAGCTTGTTCTGAAGTGAATATTTCAACTACATAGCCATCGCCTTCATAACCCGTACGATCTAATCTGCATTCTTCATCTAATAACAATACTCGGCGGTCTTGGCCTGCTTTGTCATAATATGCAATTGAAGTGATTCTAGCACGAGCTTCTTCTGGAGTGGAATATCCATTTTCATCTCGTTCTGTCTCGATATCAAAAAAGAAATCTCTATGTCCTTTAGATGATAAATCTGATTCATAATACAAATCAATAAGAGTTCGCATTTCCTCATTGATATCAGATTCATATGCAGATGAATTGTCTTTGTGATTGCCAGGAACCATTTTTAGTTTAGTTCCATCTAATGATTGATAATTTCCATTATCATCCGGTAAATATGCATATGGTTTAAATGGGAACTTTTGATGACCTAATTCATCATCCCATACGTGCATTATACCTGTTTTTTTGTCGTAACCTATTGCTTGATATGCCATTAATTTATCTTATATATGTCTCTTAATTCTCGTTGCGTTCCGTTGTTATCTAATCCGTAGCCGATTACCCACTCTTCATTAATTGTAAATCCACAATAATCAGTCATATCAACGCCGCCGCCTCTTCGAAGCAATGTAACAACTTTTACTTCTTGTGCCATTCGACTGTTAACTTTAAATAATGCTTCTAAAATTGTGGCACCAGAATCACAAATGTCATCTACAATATATACTCGTTTACCTTTAAGTTCTAATTCTAAATCTTTAAGACAAACAACGCCTCCGGAATTATCCTGACCTTCATATGATTTTAATCGTAAAAAATCAATCTCACAATTAATTGACATATATCGAGTTAAATCTGAAAAGAAATGTATTGCACCGTTTAATAAACAAATCATTACTGGTGGTAATGCATTTTCTGACTGCACATGATCAACTGAAATTTGTTGTGCTAATTCTAATACTCTGTTTTGTATTTCTTCGTTTGTAATAAGGAGTTCCATATGCCGTATAAATTTATAATAATAATAATAGCACTCAATGCTAAATGACTGTAATTATCAATAAAACAATCATAAGTTATCCAACCGATATCTCCTATGATCCACGCAATCATTGCGCCGCCTCTAATACATTTAGCATTGAGTACGTAACCTGTTAGTACTAATGCCGTGCTAATCCAACCTAATGCATCAATCATGGATGAGTATTTATCATAGCAATTTCATGCTCACGAATTAATATAAAATCTTCCGAATCTAATTGCACTTTCTTTTGTGAACCTAAATTACCTGAATAAACTTTTACTCGATCACCAACTTTAACAGTCATTGGAATCTTATTTCCTGTTTGTGTAAATAAACCATCTCCTACTGCATAAACATCGCAATCAATATAATCATCTAATGAATTCATGATGATAATACCACTTTGCGTTTTATCTTGTTTTTCTAATTGTTTTAGGAGTACTTGATCTCCAATTGGTTGCCAATTCATAACTTTTTCCTTATTGATTAAATGATTCTACAATTCGTTGTTCCGTAATATTATTTCCTACTAATCTACCAATTTCATTGCCATTATTTGTAACGATTATCGTAGGGACATTTCGTACAGAATATTTGCTACAAGCCTCTGCATTAGTATCTACATCTAAAATAGTTATAGGAAGTTTACTTTGCAATGCTTGAATTTTTGGCTTTAGTAGTTTACATGGGCCGCACCATGATGCTGTAAAATATAAAATCTGTTTCATTTTATTATATTATATGTTATTTTGACATCATTTCCAAATGTCGTTGTTACTATCCAATTCATTTTCGGTCTCTTTGTGAAATCCAAAATTGTAATTCTGATGTTGTTGGTACTTTTGTTAAATCAAAATGCCGAACATATTCATCTGCCAAATAAGCTGGCATTTGAACTGATTCATAAGTTAATTGATTCCATGTTACCATATTTAAATGGTTCTTTTTACGTTTTGGACGTTTAAGTGGTGTTTGTCGTTTCATTATACTCCTCGTTTAGTGTCAAATGCAATGATGTGGTCTCTTCCGGTCATGTTATAACCTCGTTCAGCACACATATCAAATACAATTGGATACATTTTAATTAATTCATCTCTAGTGTCGCCAGCTGGCATAATAAATGTCTTTGATTTTGGTATTACATGTTGAATTCGAAAAATTTCAATTTCTCGTAAATTTTCTTCTGTACCATCCCATACTGGTTTGTAATGATAATCAGAATGATATGATAACATTTTATCTATTGCTTCGTGATTAAGACGAAATTTATTATGTTGCTTAACCATTTTTTCATCCGTAATTGTGCCTTGTGGCGTAGCAACACCTACAACAGGAACGCTATTATTAAACTTAGGACTGAGACTAATAAGCCCAAGTGGATAATCAGTTTCAATAAAATGAGATCCTTCCGTCTCAATAGTGATAAGAATATCTCTTTCATGGGCAAAATGCGTTAACTCATTTACTAATGCAGGGTGCATTGTAGGAGAACCGCCAGTTAACATCATTTCATTAATATGAGGATTCTCATCATAAATTGCAATGATATCATTAAAAGTAAATGTACCTTTTTCTGGGTGGATACTCGTATACCATGAGTCACACCAACCGCCTTCGCCGAAATAGCATCGATGGGTGCAACCTGTAGTTCTAACTGCAATAGTAGGTCGACCAAATCGACTGCCTTCGCTCTGCACACAACGGTACAATTCTACTATTGGTAATGTTTTTGTGTAATCTGCGATTCTTCCTGGTTTCATAACTGGCTTAAAAAGGTAATTCATCATCATCGGTATTGACATGGCCGGGTTGATTATCTAGTTTATAAATTAATTGATTGAATTTATTTTCTAACTCTACAAGCTTTTGATAGATCTGATCGATCATATATGCCTGAGGTGCTGGGTCGTTACCGAAATGTTTATCCAAGAATGATTTAGGATAAGTTGCAACTTGTTTGTAATTATCTCGTTGCACTTCTATTGGTAAATCGCGCCAAACTACTTTAATGCCATCTCGTTGAGCAGCGTCATT